GCACTTTAGGTAATAATAGCTATGAAAGAGTAAAATATGCAACTGAACAGGTAAGAGCATTAACTTACATCTTTAATTGCCCATTTATTACTGCAACTCAATTGAATAGAAGTGGTTATAATACTAATAGCCCGGGATTAGAGACTATTGGTGAGAGTATTGGTTTAGCAGCTACTGCAGACGTAATTGTTAGTATCTTCCAAGATGAAGAAGATAAGGAATTAGGTGTAGTTAAGTTAGGTATGATGAAAAACCGGTTTGGTTTAAACCACGGTGTAACTACTATGAGATTAGACTATACTACATTAACAGTATCTGAAGATGATTCATTAGCAAACCTAGGAGACCAGTCTAGTATAACAAATACGTTAGCAATGCTAAGTAATAATAGTTGATCTAAAAAAAGGCTTTGTAAATAAGTTATAAAGCCATGATAATCAATGAAAGTACAACGAATCGTTCGCCTCATCTTCTTATAGAAGATAAGGAATTGGTACATTCGTTTTATAGTTTTTGTACTTTTTGTTTTTTATATTACGGTAAGAAGATAAACTTTGCTACTATTTTTACGAAGATTTTACAGGACGAAAAACTGAGAAAACTTTATAAAATTACAATTTCAGAGCCAAGTGATTTTGAAGCATTAAGAAAGTTTATTATTTTTGAACCTTCAATTACTAAAAGCAAATACATTACTAAAATTATTAATAAAGGTAAAATATTTTAGGAACTTTCATATAATATAGCGTGACTCAGCAAGAGCAATATATTTACAACTGTTACCTTGAAACTTCTCGTAAGTTAAACGGCCAACCGTTTCGTTATAGAAAAGACTTTAAAGGGTTTGAAGAGAAAGAAGAATATGCAGTTGTGGCTAAGTTAGCTTACTTCTTTAATAAGTTTGATAACATTAATATAAAAGACTTTTTTGAAGCTCCATACTTTGTACACAATGAAAAGTTTTTTGATTTAAAGTACTTTACTTCTCAGAAAGCAATAAAAGCGTATACAATATACGAAAACAAATTTTTACCAGATAACCCGGATCATACTCAAACAATTTTAAAGATAAAAGATAGTTTTTTATATATCTATAATTTTTGTAAGAGTAAAAATATTAAAATGTCTGAGTACGTTAATTACATTGAAAAAGGTAAACAATGGCATGATTTTTTGATGCATGTAAAAGCAAGAAACGTGATAGTTTATGCTTTGTTTATTTTCCCTAATTTTGATAAAATAATAAAGTCTTACGATAGTGAAATAAAAGAGTTTACTTTTGGAGACACATTTACAAACCTCAATTTTTACAGAACGAAGTACTATAGTAGTAGTAAAGCTAAAAAACTTTGCACAGCTATATATGATAAGTTGACTTCTTTACAACAGTCTGTATAATACAAAGATAATTTATGACAAACATGATTAATAGTTCAATATTCCAAAGCATTAAGGGTGCATTAGCACAAGAAAACACTAGCAATACGGGTCTATCAGAGATCCTTAAGACTGAAGTAGGCAATACCTATACAGTTAGATTATTACCAGCTAAAGATCCTAAGAAGACATTCTTTCATTTCTTTACACATGGTTGGACAAGTTATGCAACTGGTCAATACGTAGCTGCATTAAGTTTACAAACGTTTGGTGATAGAGATCCTATTGCTGAAGAACGTTATCGTGTGTTACGTACTGGTACAGATGCAGAAAAAGAAAAGGCAAAGACAATCGGTCGTAGTGAAAAGTGGTTAGTTAACGTATTTGTTGTTAACGATCCAAAGACTCCAGAAAATAATGGTAAGGTAAAGATCTTACGTTATGGAAAGCAACTACAAAAGATCATTGAAGATGCTATTCAAGGTGAAGATGCAGATGAATTGGGTGCTCGTATTTTTGATCTTAGTCCAAACGGTGTTAACCTAAAGATTAAGGTTGAAAAGCAAGGCGATTATCCAAGTTATGTATCATCAAAGTTTAGTATGCCAAGTGCAATACCTGAATTAGACGATGCAAAAGCTGCTAAAATCTATGATAGTGTGTTTGAACTTGATAAGGTGTTTACGGTTAGAAGTGCTGACGAGTTAAAGGGTATGTTAGATGAGCATTTTTACGTAAAAACAGTAAAAGATGATGCAACACCTGCAGCTCAACCAGTAGCAACTACTAGCAATACATCTCCTGCTAAGTCAAGTGATGATGATATTAAGAATTTGTTAGATGGCTTGGACATTAATGCGTAATGGAACCTGATCACAAAGAACTATTAATCGGTTTATTAGGCTCCACCTACGGAGAGATGAAAAAACTGGACGACTCTATAGTGGGGTCGTCCAGTACTCTCGGTAAACGCAGTGAAAAGGTTAAACAAGAGCTTACTAACGTTATAAAAAATGCACTTCCTCCTCCGGATGTACCAATTTTGCAACGTATTAACCCTGTAATTGCTAGTGCACCTCCAGTAATACAACAACCAGTTGTTTATCAACCTGCACCGCAACCAGTAGTACAACAAGAATATCAACCTATTGGTGTAAATGCACCTATACAACAAGTTTTAGAACCAGTAGACCCTAATCAACTTGAGTTTGATCTTGATAAAAGAGCAAATTACGATGATGTAATGAACTATCTTTATACAATAACTGATAGACTCAACAAAATTGAAGATAAGATTGATAGACTACTTAAAAATACCGAGTTACCCAAAAAAAAAGTGAACCCCCAACCACAATCAAACAGTGGTTTAGTGCAATCTTGAAGTTATAATAAGGAATGAAGTTACAAATTAAGAATAAGAAGGACTTTATTAGTAATGTCCTTGGACCTATATCAAATCTTAATGATAAAACAATTATTAAGATAGAAAAAGACAAGATTATTAGTTTAACTGCATCTAGTGACGCTACTTTAGTGTTATATTCTGAAACTCAAAGTACTTCTGATTCAGAACGTAGTGTAAACATACCAGACATTAAAAAACTTACAAGAGTACTTGAATGTATTGATGCAGAGTCGTTAGATCTTGAAGTAACTGCTAATAATATAAAGTATACTAGTGAGAATTTTAAATTTACTTACCATTTATTAGAAGATGGCATTATAAAAATACCTTCCATCAATATTAAGAAGGTTAATGAGTTAAAATTTGACGTACAATTCAAAGTAACTGAAGCTAAATTGAGTTCGTTGTTTAAAGGTTCATCTTTTACGACAGAAACTAACAAATTATACATATATGTTGAAAATAATAAGATATGTGGTGAGTTAGGTGATAAGAATAGACAAAACTCAGACAACTTTCAATGTGTGTTGGCTGATACATATGAAGGAACTGCATTAACAAAAACGGTACCGGTAAACTTCGACACATTTCGGTTAATAAATTTTAATAAATGTCAGGATATTGAGTTTGCAGTTAATATATCATTTGGTGTTATTAAAGTTACACTTAATAGAGACAATACAAAGTTGACATACATTGTGTCGGCGTTAATTAATTGATGATTATAGTACTCACAAACACTAACCCTGAGGTAAAAGGTGATCCAATAGCGTTGAACACTGATTTTATCGTTTCTATACGTGAAGGTAAAGTAAAAAGAGACGGTGGGGTTGAAGAACAAGCTACATTAGTGTTTTGCCCCCCACATGGTACGTGGGAAGTTGAGGAATCACTTAAAGATATCCTGAAAATGATCAATAAAAAAACTAATTGATTTAATTTTACTAACAAATAATTATTATTATGCAAAAAGAAGCCAAATATGGTGCTAGAGAGAAAAAAGTTTCAAATAAAATTAAGACAGCTGGTTATTTTATTAAACGTTTAAAAGATAGTGGCTTTGTTGTATTTAAAATGTTTAATGCTTACAGTGATACTGACCCAAGACGCTGGACCGTATTAGTAGACCCAGGTGTTTCATCCGTCTATATAACATGTTACACCAATAAAAACGAAATTAACGAAACATTATTTGAATTAGATGATGGTGGTCATTTATTCTCTAAAGGTACATATTTTAAAACAGATAGTATTGAAACAATTATTAGTACTTTGATTCAGAAAGGTGTAAACAATGACGCAAAGAAAAATCCTTTCAGTTCACTTAAATAAGTACATGGCTGAAAATAATAAAAAAGATAAAACACCGCCAAAGAAAAAAGAAAGTAAGAAAAAAGTACAATTACCGCCGACAGCCAGTCAGACCCCCCCTCAAACTACACCCCCAGCTAATTTAAGTCAGCCAGATCCTGCAGTAATGAAGGTTATTAGGGATGCAATGTTAGTGCAATTAATAAATCCTGATAATCAAATAAAAAAACGTCAAACTGCTAATGAATTAGATGCAATGATTGCAACTTGCGAGGAGTTTATGAAAAGTTTTGTTATTTTAGGCTACACTTTTGATGGTCAACCAGTTGCACCTATAGTAATTGCTCATAATCAACAGGAAGCCGATGCATTAGGCTCTTATCTAAGCAAATTTATACAGAATACAATTAAAGAACAAAATCAAGACGGTATCTAACCATAGAAGTATGGTTTTCCCGTTGATAATCTCACGAGAACAATGGTAAAATTTGAATTGATAAACAAACTCTTAAAGAGAAAATCCAAAGTAATACCTAAACCACCTGAAGTGTATGCTGTAGGCACTGGTACATACGTTGGTGAAATGCTTGTTTACTGTAGAAAAGATGTAGACAACTACTATTTCTTATCAATACCAAAGAACATTAACAGGGTTATACCAATAGACAAGTTTGACTTTGCTATTGAACATAAAATTGCTGAATTTGCAAGTAAACTACCAAAGAATATCTATAAGATTTGTGCTAAACAATTTGAGTACAATGAATTAAACAAGATTTCCAAGGATAAACAGACTAAATAATACATTATGTTCTTAGAACCTACAAAAATTAGATCACCTTACACAGGGGAAACAGTAATGCCTAAAATTACTTCACACACTACAGATGGTAAAACATATGAACAAGTTAGTTACAATGACCCAGTTACAGGAAGTCTTATTAAAAAGGGCATGGTAAGCATTAAAGATGCTAAGACTGGTGAAGTTTTACAGGATTACAAAACACAAAACACCAACGTTATTCGTAGTGTAAGTTATCGTACTTGATTTTTAAAGGAAGTATCACATAATATGGTGTGATACCTGTACCAGAACAGTACGTAATAGAGAATTTTTATAGATGCGTTAGCCAACCATCTTATAATAAGTACACAAACACGTATAATGGTAGTTGTCCGTTCTGTAAAGAAGGAAAAAGCTTTGGTAAAAAGACTAGATTCTTTTATATACCTGAAAAAGAGCTGTGCTACTGTCATAACTGTGGGTATAGTAAGAAAGTATTCAATTTTCTGTTGGATGTAACGGGTAAACCGTTTAATGAGATAATCAATGAAATTAAGAAACTGGATAACACTGAAGTTCCCATTATTAAAGAGGAAATCGTTGAAAAGGTCCGTACACCTTCACTACCAGATGATTGCATCAATTTAAGTGATGAAAATCAGTTAAAGTTCCATAATACTAGTCCAGTAGTTAGTATATGTTTGAATCTACTAAAG